TTTTTTTTTTTTGCATTTGATATACTGCAAAATTGACGGATAGAAAATCCTGCATAAGAATACAGGAAAAACCGCAATAATAACAACACATCTCTATTAAAACTTCTCACACACACAAACTATGATCATGCAAGACACACACACAGATAATCAATTATAAAACGAACCTTCGCACAAGGGACAAACTCTAAGCAATGAGCTCCCAATAGCTACGATTCTGGATAATTGTAGTTGGATGATTATCTAAACACCACACAACAAATATACTTACAGTTTCACGCACACAAAATACAACCATTCGAACTGTACAAAACAATGGTCATATTAACCCACACACACACGCACACACATCAAATCCACTCCTACGCCGCCATATCATACAGAGTTGGAAATCCTTGAAAGTGAACAAAGGAGAAGTCATCAGCGGCGGCAAAGTGCACAAAAAAAGGGAACGCAAAATTTCGTCGCTGTGCACTACAAACAACAACGGGATAGGTACCAGTATCACGAATGCCAGCCCCCGTCGTGGGCAACGAGCCTCCTCCCCCACCAGCATAATGGAAAGAAGCAATATGAAAATCTGGAGCCTCAAACTCAACAGGTTCCAACTTATTCCCATCAAAGATGGCAGTAGGCTCACCATTACCCCCAAAATACGCGGTGTCGGCTTGGGTTGCCGCCGACACGGCATGGTCATCACGGGTGCCATCGCTCATAAACACACGGGTGTACAAGGGCGACCAGAAAGCGCCCAAGGACGTAACCCAGTCCATCGGATTACTGTCTTCAACACGAAAGCGAATACCTCCCCTCTGTCCAACAAACGCCAACCGAAAGTGTCGGTGTAAATTCATGTGTCGCCAATAAACAAAGGCCGATCCCCCAACAAACGGCGACGCCGTAACACCCAAAGATGGTGGATACAGGGGAAAAGCCAACTGGATATACTTGCGAACCATGGTGGTATTGGCCGCATCCGTCGGTGTGAACCTACCCAATAACGTGAAACGTTTCAAAAGGGCGCGCAATGAACGACACTCCTCACCAAAGAAGTCCGTATTAATATTTTTATCAACAGGCACCCTCCCACCGAACCTAATGGTGTCACACACCACTGGCCCGGTAACAATTGCAGACTGAGGTTCAATCGCAGCCGCTGACGCATCCGTGACAGTGTCCAGGGCCGCGGCAACCGCCGCAGCTGGACCCACAATCGTTGTTGGATCACGCACACCAAACACTTGGTAATCTTCACCACCCCAAATGTACACCGCCACATTGATACCAGAGGTAGATAACGGGGCCTGCAACCCATTCTCAACCATGAGAAAAATCTTCCCTACCGAGGAGGTCACATATGATGGATTAGAAATCAAATTAAAACCATCATATAGGGTCAACCACTTCTCACGGTTGGTATACCCCACTTCCACATCCACGCACGCACCCGGCGTCACCTCGAGAAACACATTCTCAAGAGCAGAATGGGGCCACGTGGTATCCTCTGAGTAACCGGTACGCGCAATACCAGGATCATAGCATATACGCAACATGCCAGTATGGAAACCGGAACTAATAACCACAAAGCGAAACTTCAGCGTACCACGCCAAAACTTGAAGGGCAATGATGTCCCAGCCAATGCGGTAGCCTCCCATACACCTGCTCCTAGGGCACTACTAACCATCGGGTCAACAGGAATACTATACAAAACAGTACCAATTGAATCCGTTGTCGCCCATGGCACGTTGATCAACCAACTGGGATGACTAGTCATTCTCGCGATAGCCATATCATCATAAACGTCTCCCGCGAGATTCCGGGTCGCTTTAGACAAGGCACGCTTAGTCGTATAGGCCAACGTTGAACCATTATACTTCGCATCGGAAACCGAATACGCCGAATTCGGAATCTTGCATGTCGGCAACACATTGTCATCACGTTCACGCGAAAACCCAAACAGGGCCGCAATGTCCCTCACGGCACCAGCGACATACCCGGCAGATGTGGCCAACTTGCCAACAATCGTCCCAGACACATTAGGCACACGCCCAAGAGCCATCAATGTATCGTTGGCCATTTTGGCACCACCAGAGACAACCTTGCTCTGAGCCACAATCGCCGCCCGTGTGGGCCCCACGGACTGAAAATCCTCCACCCAAGCACGTACCTTGATTGAGACAGTCCCTGAACTGGCGGAGTTGGCATGACCCAAGGCGACAATTGGCATAAACACCAAGAAGCCAAACACCTGGGTATCCATCAATGCATCCGCTACAGGGGCAAAATCAGACTTGTCCGTCCCGACAATCTGAAAATAATCATAGGGAAAAATCCACGGCACCTTCAAAATGTGGCTACCAGGGCGACCAGCATCAAGGTCAACACCCATGTATTGGGAACACGCGGCCTTCCCATGGGACAATGTCGTCCCACTCACAATGTGATTCGGCCCATACCGAAATGCTGCACGCAACAAACCATATTGGTATGGTCCTGCCGCAATATCAAACCGCAAACACATGGTGCCCCGAATATAAGTACGCCCCTTCAAACGAGCAGTGACCATAACGTCATTAATCCAACTCTTCCAGGGATATATGATCGACTGCGCAGTCGCGGAAGTCCATGAAATCGTCGTAAGCAAAATGGGTTTGGAAAAGAACTCATTATCTGCCACCAAATAGCCATCATTGGTGGCAAGCGCTCTAGAAGGATTTCCCGCAACAACCTCAACCTCCGGCACGGTCACGACATGGTCCGTCGACTGCCCGGTATCCGCCTGCATTGACACATTCAAGGCAGGCTCATTCACTGAACCAATTGGTTCTGATTCTCCAACTCCGGATGGCACCGGAGTAACAACAGGTAACTGAATCATCGCAAGTCAATTAAAGACAGGAGTGGACGACTTCATCCACCCCCCTTTTGTCGTGGAACGACACAGTCGGGGACTGCCCGACAAAACGTTCCTTATACAACGTTATTTCCCACACAGCGACAGGGGGTCGACAACACCCCTAATCTTTCGACACTCGATTGAGAAACAACATGGAAAATGATGTGGACAAATTCCAATTACCGTCCTCCCACCACGGGAGCAACCGGACATAATCTTTAATGTGGATATGCCCAATCCACGGACCTTATGTACTACATCAGGTCCCACACACGAAATGTACCGGCTTCCCAACGTGCGGACAACTCAGCATCGCTCACCAAACGAAGAGAGTCACCACCTTGTACAAACTTGGCACATCGCAGAACCAAGGCACGTATCTGATCGCGCACAAGATCCTCATGGAAAAACGCCTCTTCCCAAGCGGTTGTCAAACACGCCAAATGACGTCTCACATCTTGCTCACGATTTCCAGACGGTTGAAAAGCCAATAGGGACTTGACTATGGATGTCACCTCAAGTGGACAATACACTCTGTCACCAACAACCCTAAATCCACGCTTCAAAAATGTTTTTCCACCTTGTGTGTCCACAACAAGATCGCCCTTCTGCCCCTGGCTACTTGTCACCTCCTGGGCAAGCGTCTTCATATGCCCATACAACACTTCCGGCGTCATACCCGGATACCTAAAAATTTTACGAGTATCATCACCATAAAAACATGCGACAGCGAGAACCAAATCGACAAACACCCGCCATGGCATCGTCGGATTTTCCCGGCGGTAACACAACCATATATACATGATGCTCACCAGGCAGTTTACGAGAGTGGTCCAAAATGAACCTGACGAATTCCCAGCATAGGAAAACACGTACGCGCCGTCGATCTTGCGCTGCGACATCAACTCCATCCACAGCACACCCTTCATGATGGCATCAAACACCTCGAATCTCGTATGTTCACACTTCGATTTCACACCTCGCAAGTAATCACGGGCATATTGGGTTCCCTCCTCTTTATCACGCATGGAAATAACCCCCAGGGTGCACAACACCTCCAGGACGGCAACGTGTACGGCAAACACGAAATTCTTATCCATACGAGAATAATCCATTGCCGCCAACAATCCACCCTTAGTGGCGACATTGGTTCGGGAAAAAACCCAGTTCCAATCCTTGCTTGAGGCATTGATACCAATACATACACCATACCGCCGAAGGGCAACCACAAGTCTTGGAACAAATTTCCCATACATCATGCGATTGACAATATACTGGTCGAGAGGGATATTCTCAAAAATACGAGTCTTCACACTCTCTATTTTCTTTTTATCCAGCAATTCATCCTTCAACGACGAGTTTGATTGTCCCATCAAAAGCTCACCCCGAGCCAACCTCGTCATTAAACGCAAAACGGCCCCCCGTAACCGTTGGTCCGCATAACGATGAATCTCCCCCTGATCGTTGGTCTCAAGCATGAACGCCCCCTTCTTACCTGGCTCCGGCAGGGCAGCACCCTTCAAAGGATCAACGGGCTGCAACCCAAACTGGCGCTCCAATGCTTCATCAACCGTAAATGGGGTGCACTCGGCACCAATAACGGCACCAGACAAATCCTCAACCATGCCTTTAATCGCGACACGCAAATCACCCAAGTCAACAATGGCCTTCTCACACCCTCCTCGACGCAACCCCACCTCAAATGGGCTTACAATGCGATCAGCGTTGTAGGAGTCGTCATAGCGCCACACATTCCGTTGAACCGCGGGCAAATACTCAACACCAGGAGCATGCTCTCGCAAAAACGTCCGTGCCTCCTCGGCAAACGGACTATCCACCAGGCGACTACCAGGAGGAGCAACTTGCACGGACGACCTACCCATAACAGCAACATTGAACTCCCGGCACACCTGTGGGTAGGCAAAAACACCGCGCTCCGGCCATTTCTCCTCAATCTCTGGATACTCTTGTTGTAGAGACAATGAGCATTGCGGAATGATCGTCAACGTGGGTGCAATAACCAACTTGGAGCGCGCCTTTTCAACCTCAGCCTCCAACTCGGTCTTAGTAATTGGAATAACACATGATACGCCAGGATCGGAAACGAGCGCACCTATGAGACGTGCAACTATACCATATCCAGCACCCTCCTGGCGAACGATCCATATACTACAATCACCATTTACGGTACATGCACCTTCATCCCACCTGACCTCAAAAACATCCACCGCATAACTGTTCCCTCCAGCACCTTTGTACCCACCGGGTCTCAAGTCACTTACAACAGTTCCAATTTTATCCTCCGACACGTTAGGATACACGGCGGTAACGCGATCACCCTTCTTCAGGGGACGATTAGGCGACGACATACATTTGAGAACATCGCGAAGGCCGGTAGGAAACATTGCGGGAACAAAAATCATGTCCCACTTAGGAACACGGTGTATCATTTCCTCGCGTAGCTTTGAGGTCACCGCCTGCCCCTTGTTCAAACAATGCGTCAAGGTGATCGTATCATCCCCTCCAACCCCAATCGGAACAATATGAGACACACACGTGACAAGCCCTCCCAGGCAATTACCATACACACGATTCTCAACACGCGCACATGTCACCTCCACAACCACCATATTGGAACGGAGTTTATCCAATTCCGTTGCACGCATGCCCGTACCATATTGATACAATGGCGTTAGGACACCAGTTCCAGCCGCCATCTCCAATTTGGGAACAAGCACATCCAACTCGGACGGCGGTTCCATTTCGTTCCTCACTTCATGGTGTCGAGGCATAGAAAAAAGCTGAGGCGCCACCTCGACCTCCTTCTTTTTCTCCCCACTCTCACCACGAGTGCGTACAACGGCCACACCAGCACCAATTGCAACACCTGCGAGGACGGCCTTCACCCACGGCTGCCTGAGAAGCTCGGTTGCACGAATGGCTAATACACGCCATTCCATCATGTACGCACTAGAACGAATCCACTCGGCCTGAACCCGGGCTTCTCGCGCCAACTGACTACTCACCCGGGGAATCATCTCGTGACACCAGGCACGACATCGCGCAAGTTTCGCTCTCACAATGTATTGTGCCACCAAGACCTTCCACCAAAAAGGTAATATGGCATAAATAAATTGCCGCACGACAGGAAATGCTACACACGCCAATGCACCCCATAACGACAACTCCAACACATCGGTCGTCAGGCTTTGCGGATTCACTTCGACACGATAATTCCTCAAGGAATTCAACCACTGCGCCACTTTGTAGTTGTCTCCCGAGACACGCGCCCTAAACTGATCCGTGACAAAATCGGTGAATTCCAATATCGACCCGATAAACACCTGTTCCTCCACATAGTCGGAGTCATTCCCCTGCTGGCTTGTGAACCTCACACGGTTTACAACCACCTGCATGTATTCACCAAGTTTCTCAATTGTACGATCTGCCTCAGGCACCAAAAGAGGATCAAATGTGCCATCCGGAGCACGCGCAACACCCATCGGATTTACATAGGTCTTGAACACACGACGGTAAAAATTCCGCCCACGCCCACCATAAATCTTCTTAATGGTTTCCTGCGCAGCATTGGAATTCACAATCACGCCAACAATATTTTTGGTGGTTAGAGTCCCTTTACTTTCAAAGGCCTGGGGAATCCAAGTTGGCGTCGATGAACCAAGAGCAAGAATGGAATACGCCTGCGCACCTACATTGTCATCATAATCAGGCTCAACACTCAAAAACTCATCTATCACAACTGCACGGGTCCATGGGCGAAAACCCTCCTGGAATTTTTCGCCAGGTGCATATGTGTAAAGCAAATGCCTTGCCTCAGTACCTGGCACCCCGAAGGCACGCGCAAGCGCATTCTCAAATGAGACACTCAGCATACTTTTACCGCGACCCGCACCCGATTGGCACAGAAACATTGCGGGACCCGACCGATTTCCATGAGCATCAACATATTCCTCAAATTTGATATATGCCGCACGGATCTCTTCCGCGACCAACCGACAATGCATCGCAGAGGAAATACGATCGCACAATTTGGCCTGCAAATGCAAATCCCGGGCTTTCTTCTCCAAAATCGCCAATTGTGCGATATGAGAAGCCAAATTCATTGGGTCAGGCACCCTCGCCTGGAGCACCTTAAACTCCATCTTGAGTTCAGCCAACGATCCGACCTCACGGTCACGGGACAGCATATAAACACGTTGTGAGAAGTCCGACCAGTCACCGGACGCCAACACCTTCAATCCGGCAACGATGACATCAAAAATGCTCTTGGACGTAGCGATTACATTTTCCTTCAAATATACTCCAAGCTTGGACAAATCGCCGAAATCTTTTGCGACACCAAGCAAACGGCAAATGGCAACCACACACACTCCTTCCAAAACATTTTTGAACACCACATCCTTGGCAATATCGGACAACCAACTTTGTGGCATAATTCCCGATATATCAAGGCTTGACGAGAAGTCCCAAAATCTCTCTCCCCAACGCCGAGAGAAGCGATCAACACTAATGGCAACATCCATAAGGTTGGGCAGTGTCAAAACGTCACGGAGAAATGCAAGTGAGTCAAGAAACATATCGTAATTTTGATCACCAAATGATTTCCGGTCACACAGCCTCAACAACATATATGACACCGATATAAAACTCATCCATGGACTGTCACCAGCCACGGCACTGGCAACACCCTTCAACATCTGCGGTGATATCTGAACAACGTCAGATCTTTCCACCTCATGTGGAGACACCACTTCAACACCCACGCCAGTAGATGTCAAAAAGTCCCAGCACTTGGACAAACCGAAGTTAAGAGTCACCGTCTTTGGACAAGTTATACGCAAACCTTGTGGAACGATATCGAGACGAATTCGAGAGGCCACCGACCTCTCCATCAGCGCCAAATGATCGCGATCAATCATCCTCATACGATAAAAAGTCCTCTCGGTAACTTTAACATCGCCTCCTTTACAGACTACAAAACTAGGACGCAAGCCGCCAACGACACCAAGACACCTACATAGCATCCTACGGGGCACAAATTCTCCGAACACAACGACACCCCAAACACGATCAACACGTCGGCCTTGAGGGTCTATCGACACAGGAGAACACGGCATATCTTCAATATCCCCACTCAGAGAGGGCGTTGGGGGAGTGACAATCCGCTCGAACTTGACAAGGGAATCATCCCCATAATTCCAAGCTTTTACAGACGACACTATCAACCCCTGGGGATTAATCTCAAGGCGGTCACGCTGTCCACGCCTCACCAATCTCTCCTGCTGTAACAACCGTCGATCGAAATCACGAACACGAACGTCCATCGCATCAACGGCAGCAGCAATAGCCTCAGGATGCACCCCCTGGCGCTCGGCCTCATCAAGCTCTCTGAGGAAATCGAGAACCATACGCTCATCATGCCCATTCTCAACCAACACATTGTATGGTCTTCCAATACCAGCCTGTCGTCGGAATGAGATCAACCAATTCCTAAAGCGGATAACGTACGCCTCACCATACCTCGCCACAGCGAGTCCAAACAAAAGAGAGTACTCCAAGACGACAATGACGCGAATAAAATTGCCAAGAAGGACGAAATAGCCCATAGGCCACGCCTCACGAAACCACAACGCATAAAAGAAAAAGAAAAACAACCACCACGACAAAACAAAAACAGCATTCATGATGTTATAGCGCCCAGGATGGGGCGCAACACGCTCGTCTCCACGCACCTCATAATATAAATAATCAAACAAATATCCATTCAACGTGAACAAAACCGCAAAACCAAACAACATCCATAACGTACCATATATAGCCTGCAAGTAGGCAGAAAACGCAGCAACATATCCATCACGAACAAAATCGATCGTGACATCCCGACCCTTCCACAACTCCGGATCACCGGTCATATCCAATTCTCTATAAGTGAGATTGGACCATGTCACATTCAATGGTGACCATATATCCGCAGACGCATTATACTGATACCAATCACCAACATGATAATAACCATCCAATTGCGGTCGCCCAACCGAATCCAACACAGTACTCGGTACCATTTCATCTCCGAGTACAACGGTCACGCCAGTGGTGTGTAACAAATCCATGTTCACACCCACCCCCAATCCCTCGGGGGAGGTTCCGTTCGTATCATTTACTATGGACCCTACCATGGAAAGCAGGTTCCCCACCATTACAGTGGAAAAATTTGCCAAAGAGACACTACTATTCTTCATGTCACCAGACAAATCTCGAGCACGCAGCTCTGTGGTTTTATTAAATGATGTTCCACTAAACATCGAGGGGTCTGGTGTTTTTATATGAGACCCTGGAGTTTAAAACATTCCAGAAACCTTCCAGGCGAATACTTTTTTAATGGGTGGCTGCCACACCCCTACCAGTAATGCGCACCTTAACTAAAAGTGAGACAGTGCAAGCCGACGGACGCTGGTAGACCTACTGGGTCCAATCCATCCGTGAGCCTATAGATTCTCACAGTCACCAAAAGGGAAAAAAGACAAAGAAAACAACAACAAAGCACACATAATGTTCTGACGTATACGATTAAACGTACTACGGCAGAAAACTACATGCACAATTGCAGTGATTTTCAATAAGAAAAATTACG